TGCTCTTCGCCGTAACGGGCATACTCTAAACCGAACAATGCGTTCAATCCAGGGAGCAACTCTTTCAGTAGTTGTGCGCGTGAAATAGCCATGTTTTAGCTCCTTAATTAAACGCCAGTAGCATTGAAGTAGCTGTGGAAACCAAAGTTCCAAGTTACCAATACTTCTGGATAGCCAGTGAATGAAAAACCAACAGCAGTCGATTGTGCAGTTGTAACAGCGGAACTGATAGTTACTGCTGTACCGTTTACTTTGGTTACCCAGGTGTTTGAACCTGCCAAAATGCCAGGGCCGTTAACAGCCATTCCAGCAACAATACCAGAGTTAGCGGCAGATAAAGTAATAGTTGTGCTAGAACTTGTACCTGTTTGCAACACTGTTACTGCTGTATCTGGAACCATTCCAACAATACGCAAAGGAGCACCACTTGTTAATGGAGCACTTGTTGTAGATGTCGTAGTAGCAGAAGCAGAAAGAGCAATACCAGCAGTAGAGTCACCGCTAGTTGTAGAGCCGCCTGGACCTGTATAGAAAGCATTTGCACCAATATATGCGTTGTTAGCATAGTATGGTGTAAATGTTGAACTTACAGTACCAGTGTTAGCTGTACCGCCGTTAACTATAACACCTTTGAAGATCGCTTGAGGATCATCAACAACATAACCAATACAGTCTGTTGCGGCTGTACTAGCTTGCCAATAGTTGAAACGGTTTTTGCCGTAAATTGGACCGCTAGTATTTGTATATTCACAACCAACAAATACACCAATGGTGTTTGAGGAAGGAACAGATGTGCTGTTATATGTCAAGCCAGTTTGGATCAATGTTCCAATCGTAGCTCCTGTATAACCAATATCAACAATGTCACCATTGAAGAGCGAGTTGCTGTAACCGTTGTTGATAGGGAACATTCTGGTTGAACCAGAAAACACCCTACCACCAATTAGGTTTACAGGCTTTAGCCCGTAAGGGGCTGGGATAATAGGATAAGCCATTTAAATTCCTTTATTTGAGACTTGCACTTAACCCTCGTCCGCGTGTGACCTCAGAGTATTTCTCAGAGAACTTACGCATTCTTGGATCGTTATCTTTCATAAAACTGTTGTCAACCGATTCCATTTGATCTGCGGCTTGCTTAGCGTAATACCGATCATAAGCTTTGACTTTTTCTACGGTATTTTTACATAGAATCAATCCACCTATCTCGACATTACCGTTTACAGAACCTTCAAGCATAAGCTCTGGGTGATCTGAAGCTTTCACTGGTTCCCATCCATCGCGCCTCATACGAGACAATCTAATGGCATCTGGATTGCCTAAGATATGAGTTAGCACATAGCGATACTCATAACCAGGTTCAGGTGTTGGGTCTGGTAGTGAACTAGCAGGCTTGTAATCAATATGAACTTCTTTTTCGCGTGTTTCTAAATCACGGGTTTTTTTAACATCAACCATTTTGTTTCTCCAATTTTTGTTGTTCAAGATAATATTTCTTCGGATCAAGGTTAAACTTTTTCACTAACGCGGCTTGCGTAGGTGTTAGCTGAACCTTTTTAACACCCGATGAACGAGTAGCAGGAGCAACAACATTAGAAGGACGTTTAGCGGGTTGAGCCGTAGATTTTGATTCTGATTCACCAAATACTTCTGGGAACTTTGAATGGATGCGTGAATCTATTTCTTGATAGTATTCATCGGAACGCGGGTCAATGCCCGTATTGACTAGCTTTTGGTGCAGTCCTAGTGCATAACTGGTAACTTCTTCAAACCCATTAGAACCAAACCACTGGTTTTTTGCCTGCCAGCGCAGGGATTTTTCGTCAGGTCTAACTTGTTGAGTCTGTCTAGGTTGAGTTTGTACCTCATTGTCTTCATTTTGTAAAGGGGTATGACGGTAATTCTTAACCTGTTCAAAGCGCATTTTGGCTTCTGTCAATGCTTCTTGAGCCGCAATAATGGCATCAGTATCATAGGCTTCTTGTGCTTCCTTATACTGTTTACGAGCCAAAACCAGGTCAGCTTCGGCCTTTTGTTTGGCAGATGAAACAATCATCTCCTGGCCAGCATTAACGTTGTTTTTTAGAGTCTTGTTTTCTTCAATCAAGCGCTGAGTAAGCCTTTCCAACTCTTGTCTTTCGCGCTCAATAGACTCTGCTTTCCTACGCTCATCGTGTCTAGCGTGCGTCAATTCCTTGATGCGGGACTGAACATTTTGAGAGTAACTTGCTATTTCATCTTCTGTAGGGTCTGCAACTTCCTTGTTTAAAGGTTGTCTGCCCCTGTCTTTTTCGGGTGTGTCATCCACGATTTCAATTTCAAACTCATCACCGTCCGCTTCAATCTCAACGTCCGTTTTGTTTTCAATCTCATCGGGAAATTTGTATGTGTCGTTCATATATTTCCTTTACATAGCACGGGTAATACCTCGTGGGTCTTGCACAACTGCATCTACTTGATCTTCATTAATGAGCCTGAACTCTTTGCCAAAGATCATGAAACGCGTACCAGAATAAGTCCGAGTCAAAATAAAATCACCAGGCTTGCACCAGGGTCCATTTGGGTATCTTTCTTTATCTTGGTATGCGTCAGGTCCTACTTTCAACACAAACAAAACGGTTGTGGCGCTCTGTTCTTGCTGTGCGAAATGGGAAGGTCTAACCAAATCAAGCTCAGTTCCATCTAACTTATCGGATACCTGGGGTACTCCGCAAAGTATTTTGTAACCCGCTGGATCTGGAAGCGCTGTAGCCTTTTGCTCGTTTGTTGCATCCTCTATTGGGCTCTCAATAGGTTGGATGGGTTCAGGCATTTGCACGCCTGGTGGAAGAATTAAATCACTCATCTTTGTCTACCTTTTCCGCAAGATCAATAACATAACGCTCTGCAATGGCTAGACCTTGGATCACCCCACAGAGTTTTTGGTACTCGTCAAAATTTTTGCATACTCCCGCCGCGAGATCATCAGCGTAGTTGTTCATGTCTTTGCGTATGTATTCGCGCAATACGCGTGCGAAGTCTTGTATCATTATTTAGATTTCTCCTTTGGTTTTTCGGCGGCTTGCTTGGCTTGCCGTGCTTGTTGCTCCATCCTAAGATTCTCTTGCTGTCTGTCAAGATGATCTTTTTGAATGGTATGCAATCTGTCTGCGGAGTTTTCTCCGTGTTCAAGAGCTGTCTTCCTAGCGTCCATGCGCTTGTCTTCCATCTCTCTGCCATGCTCTAAAGCGGCCTGGCGAGCCGTAAGTTCTTGTTGAGATTTTGTCTTCGCAATATCAACCCCAACTTGCGTTCCAGTACGCATCTCTTGAGATTTGATATTTTCTTTTTGATGCTGTATATCTGCACCAATTTTCATAGCGCCCAACTGTAAAGTACCAGAAACTTTTTCCTTCTCAAGCGCCAAACGTGCCGCCTCAAGTGTGGAATCTGTCTGCAACTTAGACTGTGCCAACTGCATATCTTGTTGCATCTTTTGCTGTTTGATTGCAACTTCTTGCTGTCTAATCTGCAACTCTTGTTGCTGTAACTGTATAAGCGGGTCTTGTGCTTGCTGTTGCGCTTGTTGCTGAGCCGCCGCCGCCTGGTGTTGCTGTAATACTTGTTGCGCCGCTTTTGCCATCATGTCTGACATAGCGTACTCAATCTTAGGATCAAGCTTCTCCTCTTCTTTAGGCATTGCCATACCCAACTGTTGCTCTACTTGTTGTCTATACATATATCCAACGTGTTCGGCAATATGCGCCTGTAGTGCCGCTTGTATCTGCTGAGCCTGCGGATTCTGCCCTATAGATGCCGCAACCATCGGGTCTTGCAATAACCCTTGGTGCATCTGGATGTGCGCTTGGTGGTTCTGATACTGAAATGCCTTTAGCGGTTTGCCTTTAAGCGCCGCTTGGTTTTCAGATACAGGGTCCGTAGGTTTCTGATCGTCTGGCAAAGGAACGAGTTTTTCTGCATTTTTAATCCCCAAAACATCAAGCATTGAACGATGTAGCTGTGGCAGATCATAAATCTGTGGAGCCATTTGTGCCATTTGTATAACGGCTTGGTACTGCACCACGCGTTGAGACATGGTAGCGGCATTAGGATCACTAACAGGAATAATATCAACTAAATCATAATCAGCCTTCTTAGACTTGCGTCCCCCATATTCAGGATCATATGTATAGTCTTCGTCTGTATAGTCTCGAATTAAATTCTTTATTAACTTAAGCTCTTGCTTTAAACTAAAATGTGTTCTAGCCTGCACCGCCGTTAACACTTTTAACTGGCGCTCTAATAATGCCAGCGTAGTTCCAACAGGAGCTTGGGCAGACATATCGCTAATCTGCATATCAGCAGTAGCGGCAAACCTCCTGCCCTCCTCAACAATCGTACCTAACAATCCAGCCAATACCGCACTCGGCTCCTTATAAGGCAACGGAAGAATACTATCCCTAATGTTTCCAGATGCTAAATCTACATCTCTGAACTCTCCTGGCCTAATGGGTGTATCATCACCTTTAATCCGAAGTCCTCTGGACTTAAGACCTCCAGGCAAGTTAGATAAAGTTCCCGCGTCCACCAGTTGACGCATAATGCTTGTCGCCGACTTTGCATATCCCCCAATGAGGTGGAAGAGTCCAAATCCGTAAGCTCCAAATCCTGGGATGTATTGGTAGTGTACGAAATGCTGGCGCTTAAGTTTAAGATCATCGCCCTCCTTCCAGTTCCTCCGAATCGACAATACTTCATTTGTACCCTTTATGAAAGTAACAACATAGGGAAGCATAATCCCTGTCGGTCCATCATCGTCCTCATCCTCAAACCCCTCTAGGTCTAAGTCAACGTGACACTCATACAGAGTATATCTTTCATCGCTTAAATCATTAAACCCAGTCTCTTTATCTTTCCCCTTTTGTATCTCACTCTTATCATTCTGTGGATCAGGCAAATCTATATCTAAATAAAATCCAGCGCGTTGTAATTTAACAATATCATTTTTTGTCTTACGCATCACATGGGTAACGCGGTACGCCGTATCCATATCCGTTGTCCCATACGGCAAAATAATATCTTCTGCTGGAACAAACATAGACACAGGTCTACCCAATCCTGGATCGTAATAAGTCTTCTTAAATGTAGAACCCACCGCGGGCAAAGAGAACAACATCCTCTCATGCTCTGGTCTAAACTCCTTCATCTCCTCAGTCAATTCAAAGTTCATATCATCTTGAACATTGATCGCCTTTTCTCTTATCTCAGGAGTCTCTTTACCAATAATCTTACTCAGCACAGGCCCAGCGGTCGGGAATGTCTCCGTTACCATCTCCGCTTGGAACCTAACAATCGCCTCAGTAATCAATGGATGAAACACCCCGCACGCGCCGTCCCAAGGTTCAGTCCTATCTTCTATATGAAGACCCAATAACTTCAACCCCTCAGAGTACGCTTTCTCCCAATCCTTCCTAGAACCAATATCTTGTGTAATATCAAAATCTAACTCTGATGCTAAAGACGATACCGCACCTGGATGCATTTCTTCAGCAAGGTTCGCATTAAAGTCTTCGCCGCTTTCCTCCCCCTCCTCCAGCGTTATCTCCATTCCATCCATCTTAATACCAACAGATTCTGGATCAACAATCTCTATCTCTAATGGCTCCTCATCTTGAGCTAAACTCTCAATACCCTGGGGCGCTTGATATAAACTTTTATCAATACTCATTATTTATCCTTTTAGCTGTTTTGCCTTCTAATTTATAACTGTCTATTTGCTCAAAATTTACTTCTGGCATAGCCAATCTCATTCGAATTCTGTGGAGATAATAAGATTTTTTTACATACCTATAACTGTTAGTATCAAAATCAAACTGGGCATTTTCTGGTATTTTCAAATCATCTTTACTTACATTGTTATAAGCTTTATCTTCCAATTCCTCGGCGGTTAAATATGTATCTCCCCATTCACGAATATAGTCAGACTTAAATTGTGGTTTAACTCTCCACACAATTTGCTTTCTATCCCCCTCGTCCAACTCTTTAAGCCCTTCGTAGAAATGTTTTGCCAACATTGATTCGGCTTCTTTAGCTGTATATCCTTCGACCGCATAAGCCAAAGTGTCATATGAAATTCTAATTATTTGCGCATCTCCAGCGGGATCCAAAACTTTCATAGAAGCGTCTGTGAAAAACTTATTGGCATCATGCCTTGGCAAGTCCATGAATGCTGATGGTTCACCCATAACACAATAAAATTTTGACTCCATCCATTCGGTCAAACTTTTTGCGCAAGTAGGGCCACTCCATCCAGTTCCAGAATGCACAACTGGCACAGCCAGCGTAATTGCGCCCGCACCAATTGATTGTAAAAAAATTCTACGTTTCATATTTATCCTTAGTAATAAGCGGCAGACCTGCGCCGTCTATATATTGGTTCATCTGGTTCATCACTACCCAAAGATATAAACCCTCCCTTTCTGAATCGAATCAATGCCTGCGTAGTCGAGTCTACCAAGTCATCGTGATCAGAATTA